CTGTCCTTAACGACACAGACTTTGCAATTCGCAATGCTGTTGAGCGCTGGATGGATGGTATGGATCGTACATTAATTGAAGCTTCAAATGTAACAAATCCTCTATTATATCAATCATCAGCTACTGTTCATCAGCTTGATAGATCTGGTGCTAAATTGAAGACTTATAACTTCTTTGGTTTAATGCCTACTGCTATTGCTGCAGTTGATCTTGCGTATGATTCTAATGACGCAGTTGAGGAGTTTGGAATTACTTGGGCGTATAACTACTTTACTTCTAATAATCCAACTACTACAGTTTAACTTAGTTCTACCTTAGGACGAAGTTGGAAAAGGACCTGCAAGGGTCCTTTTTTTTGCCTAAAACTTATTGAATTATCGGTTGGATTTAGAAGAGTCTATAATCTTAGATGTGGAATTTGGATAGGATAGTTCAGTATATTCAGTCGGTGCTTCTGGCACAGAGTCGCGAGTGACAATTAATACACACTTATATTTTTCACCAACTTGATGTGAAAGAGATTCAATTAACCATCTCCCGCTCAATTTTTCATTCTTAACATTTTTATTTTTAACAACGTTATCAGCTGAATAACGTCTTGGTATGTCGAGTGTAATAAGATCTCCAGCTTGAAGACCAGAGATACCTGGAATTGAAACTTGAGCTCGTTGGAAGTTTATAGCGTTAACCTGTTGTCTGCGTTTTATTGCGGATGAGTAGTCAATACTTGTAAACTGTGGAACTCCCTGTTGATATTGATAATTAAACTTAGATGCTCCTGACACCATAGAGACATTAGAATCTGCAAACTCTGATATACCTTCTTTATTTTCTGTAACAGGACCTTTTGGAGATACCATATTAGCATTAAGTCCAGATAATGCTCCAGATTCATGATAATTAAATTTAGAAGTATTCCAGTTTTTTGAACGGATGTCGTGTTCAATTAGCGAAGACCCAAAAGTGCCAATTTTAGTATGTTTAATTATATCCGTATCCTCAAGCAGCTCGAATTCAGAAACTCTAAGAACCTTATCTAAAAATGATATAGATTGAGATGAATCACCTTCAATATCTGTTCGGAATACTAACTCTTCGTCATTATTAACCATTGCAGATATAGATCTAAATTGAAATGATTTTGTAGTTTGAAAGAATTGATAATTTACTGTTCCACCTGTAGAGGATTCTGCAAACTGTGTTGCCATTCCAATCGCTTCAGTTGGTGATGTGTTTGGTATAATTAATCTGTTATTATTACTGGTTTCTTCGATCCATAGGGGAACACCATCAGAAAGATAATTATTATATACACCCTTTACCATATCAGAATAACTACCGTTTAACGATCTAGAAACTTTCTTTCTGGTATTATTTAAAAATTCTGGTGATATTAACGTAAGAGAGTATACCTCACCCGAATCTGAAGTAGATTGCCTTTCCATAACACCATTAATTAACATTTTAATGTCAATGGCATTATCTGAACCGAGAGTTTTAAATTTTATGTAAACAGGTTCATTACCAGTTATAGCTGCCTGTGATATTGTGTCATTAACATCTTCAATAACTAAAGCACCAGTCATAAAGGTCTTGAATATAGATTCGTATAAATTAATTTGCTTAACCATTGCAGTTATCTCGAACAGACCGACCTTCGAGTCGATAGCGATATATACTATTTCAAACTGTCCTGGCTCAGTTGCAACTTTATTGTTTTGAAGATCTTCAAAGAGTGATGTCATAAATTAACCCTTAAGATTTACTTTGAAAGATTCAACAAACTGTGCAAGGTATCGAGGTTTTAAAATTTTAATATTAGCTTTAATATTATTAATACGTTCTTCGTGCGTGTAGTTAGATACAGGTGTATCAGTTGAGTAATCAACAACATCGCCATCAGAATCTTCATAATGGTGTGCTGCATCTGGTTCGGAGTAATTATCTGTTACGTGCTTACCAAAGTCTTGAACAGAAAGCATCCAATCCTTATTAATATTAACTATATTGTTTATTGTAAGTATAACCCAATGATATTCGCTTGACCCGTATAACTCATAGGCTATAGTTTCTGGAGACTCTCTATCAAGCACTGTATAAGACTCAAACAAGGTTTCGTCTGTTAGTCCAAGCGGTACTACAGATTTTCTGAATATGTCAACTACATCCTCACCATCATACTTAATTACATTATGGGCTTCGAAATACATATTAACTTTCCCCCTCTATAGACTCTTTAGTTACTACGGAGATTTCTTCAAATTCCAAAGTTAACTTATATGTTACTGGTGTATTGTCACCATAAAATGTATTACCCGCTCCGTCGCCATATTCAACATTAACAGATTTACAATAACAAACATCAAAGGGTGGGTATGCTTTATTAGGTTTCTCCCCAGCCATCTGAATAACCTTAAATAATGTTGGATACTTATAGGATGTGTAGAACTCACCAGAATCCTTAGCCATAGAAGGACTTGAGTATTTTCTAAACAATTTAATTATCTTTTGAGCTATCGTGCCTTCCCTCTTTGAACGAGGAGTAAACGTGTGAGTCATAGAGAAGCTTCGAGGACCAGATGGACCAGCATATTTTAATGCCAGTTTATCAACAACTGCGGTATTAGTTTGTGTTAGGTTAGATAATTTTTTATCTACCAAGCTTGATATTCCATCTGGTAAATTGCCAGCTTTATTGCCACCATCTTTAAGTGCACTCGTAAACGTGTGCCAAAAGCCATCGCCCTTTATAAAACCCCCAGCTGCAGCAGCTGCGATCTGAGAGAGTATACCCCCTGCAGAATCTTGTGACCAATTTTGTGCTTCAGTTATAGTAACAGGGGCGTCTGAACCAAGCGCTATAGAAGCAACAGTCAACTTCTTTACACTCATACCTATATGGGTGGCACCCTTACTAGACTTAGTTGAGTTTTTTGGATCATAGTCCCATAACTCATACTTAACCCATGTTGGGTAATCCTTACTCACACCCTCTGGGTATTGAATAAGTTGTAGAGTACCTTGATTATTGTTTCCAGCCATGATTGATTGTCCTAAAATCTATGTTAATTTTATATAACTATTTATACATAAATACAATTATGAAATATCATCAAGGTAAATATCAACCGAAGCATCCTACAAAGTATCGAGGGAAGCGGTCTGATATTTATTATAGGTCATCATGGGAACTTAAAATGATGAATTACCTTGATAGAACTCCGGGCGTACTTGAATGGAGCTCTGAAGAAATTGTAATACCATATCTTTCTCCTCTTGACGGTAAGTTCCATCGATACTTTACAGACTTTTATGCAAAGATAAAGAATACTGAAGGTGTTATAGTTCGATATATCATTGAAGTTAAACCAAGAAGTCAGAGAAAACCCCCTAGGAAATCTAAAAATCAGATTAGGTACATCAAAGAAGCTAAGACATATGTTGTAAACCAAGCGAAATGGGAAGCAGCAGAGATGTGGTGTAAGAAGAATAATCATGTTTTTCGTGTTGTGGATGAAACAGATCTTGGTATTAAATAAATTATATAAATAGTATAATGGAATCGATATTCGACAAGCTACAAGCACTAGCATATAAAAAGAGAATCCCTGCACAGACTAAAGAGTCCCGTGCATGGTTTAGGTCTGAACTAAAGGGTGTTCGTGTACAACAGAACACAGTTCTTAAGGATGAAAACTTAAAGAATGTTACGACCCCTAAGCCCGGACGGATGTATACATATATCTATGATCCTAAAACTAAAGATACTCTGCCATACTACGATAAGTTCCCTCTAATCATAATGGTTGGACCTGCAGAAAAGGGGTTCTATGGTATTAACCTTCACTATCTTCCGATGCCAATACGCGCGAAGTTTATGGATCAGTTACTGAAGATAACTAATAATAAAAAGTTTGACGAAACGACTAAGTTCAAGGCGTCATACAACTTCTTAAAAGCCACAGCCAAACTAAATATGTTTAAACCATGTCTTAAGCGATATTTAATAGGGCATGTTGAATCTCAAGTAAAGTTTATTTCATCAGACCTTTGGGAGATAGCAGCATTTCTTCCCACGGCTAGATTCAAAGGCGCTACACAAAAACAAGTCCACAAAGACTCTCGAAAACTAATAGGATAAAGAATGTCATTATTAAGTAAAGGATACTCCATTGGATCTCAGGTATATGGTGCATATACCACAATTAGAGATAAACTAAACAAACCTGTAGATTTAGAGGCTAATAGGACAAGACCTATTGACACAAATACTGGCGAACAAATGGGTGAGCGTTCTAAGTTGAGCGGTTTCATTTCTCAGGCTGTCCACAAAGGTTTTGCGAAAAACGCACACTTCCGAGTTAAAATCAATGTAGGTGGAACTGGCCCACACCTGTCTGAGAAAGAGTCTTTCGGTAAAAAATTCACAGGCGAAACCATTAAACAAATTAATATGATGTGTCATTCAACAACTCTACCAGATGTAGCCGCTGTACCGTTGTCTGCCTCTGTAGCTACAGATTTTCCATATGATATTGTTGTTGATATGGCGTATGCTGTCCAGTCTGCTTCGTTCTATGTTGCAGAAGATATGTTTCAAAAGAAATTCTTTGATGACTGGCTTGAGACTACATACCACATGTCAAAGGGTCAAGGTAAATACTATAATGATTATACCACCACAATGGAAATATATCAACTTAAAAACGATTTGTCCGAGGCAGATATAAACGGTATTGTATACAATGAAGACAACGACTGGACTTATAAAGTAACACTTTTTAATGTTTATCCAAAGACTGTTGCACCTGTAACAGTTGACTGGTCATCTGCAAACGCGCTTTCTCAGGTTGGTGTAACATTTCACTATACTCATTGGGAATCTGAACTACCAAAAGAAAAAACCACCACGAAACCAGCGAAAGAAAACTGGCGTGATGTGTCAAGAGACGAAAGTCTTATGGCTGCACCGAGCTTCAAGCTACCACCTGCACCAACAACTACTACACCTTCACCTGCACGTGCAGTAACGGAGAAAGTGAAGACATTTATTGAAGACACATTAGGTGATGTGACCGAAACTTGATGTATAAATATATATTGTACAATATTATTAATGTATTACAAATGAAATGAGGAAATAAATTATGGCTTTACCTAAGTTACAAGTACCAACCTATTCAATGGCTTTACCTTCTTCTGGCAAAAAGATTAAATATAGATCTTTTTTAGTTAAAGAGGAAAAGTTATTAATGATTGCCAATGAAACTGGTGATGAATCAGATAGAAAACAGGCAATTGCACAAATTATTGAGAATTGCACTTTCGGACAATTTGATACAGAAACTGCACCTGGATTTGATGTAGAGTATCTCTTCCTTAATCTTCGATCTAAATCTGTAGGAGAAGTGGTTGATGTTAAATTACTATGTCCAGATGATAACAAGACTTATGTAGAAGCACAAATCAACTTGAACGATATCGTCTGTGAGAAACCAAAGAAGGGTTCGAACACTATTAAACTGGAAGATAATGTCGGAATTGTTCTTAAATACCCAACATTAACTTCTGATATATTAGTGGATGATAATCTTATTGAAGTTACAAATAAGTCACTTGTATCTATATATGATGGGGATCAAGTATTTGATGTATCAGATTTCAGTAAAGAAGAAGTTGAGTCATTTGTTGAATCAATGACACAAAAACAATTAGAAACTATTGGTAAGTTCTTTGAGAATATACCTTCGGTAACAATTACTGTTCCGGTTACTAATCCAAATACCAAAGTTACTTCTGATGTAGTATTGAGAGGACTGGACTCTTTTTTCTAGTGGCTCTTTCCCACACAAGTTTGGGATCGTACCTAAAGACTAATTTTGCAATGATGCAGCACCATAATTACAGTCTTTCGGATATTGAGAATATGATCCCGTGGGAAAGAGAGATATACGTTGCTATGTTAGTTGAACACATAAATAAACAAAACGAGAATAACAGAAGAGGAAGTTAGGTTATGGCTAAAGATACAGACTATATTGCGGAACTTAAAGAGATTAATAAACAAAAGGATGAAATAGAAAATAAGTCCCGTGAGAATATTGATAACATGGAGTCTGAGTATCTGCTTGCCGTAAAACTTAATAAAGAACAAAAAGAACTTGCAAAGATTGATAAAAGAATTGCGGATGAGGAAATTGCGGCAAAAGAAAAGTTAGCTCGGTTAGCAAAGACTACAGAGATAATAGCTAAACGCGAGGCGCTCCAAAAAGAAGTAGAGTCTGCTCAGGACGCTAAAAAAAGAAAATCTGAAGATAAGTGGGATGAACATAGACAATCTGTTAAAGACGGATTAACAGATCCTGTATCTTGGATGAAAAATTTCCTCCTTCAAAACACTGCAAAGGGAATAGAATGGGCTATATCTGCAAAACGCCGAAGAATTAGACGTGAAGAAAACGTAGCAGAAGATCTCAAGGAACAAAAATCTAAAGATAATTTAATTGAAAAAGAAAAGCAGCTAGCAAAACTTAGAAGTTCAGGAGCGTCTGCAGTGCAGAGC